GGTGGAGTCTCATTTGGATAAATGTTAATTAGTTTATCGGTCATTTCTTTTTTTTGGGTGATTTTTTCTTGTAAGGTTTTGCTGTTTTCGCTGACTTCTTAAAAGCAGCGGCGGTGGGAGAGCCCTTAGAACCCACCTTTCTCATTTTCTCACCAGAGCCAGCGGCGATCCGCTTTCTCTTGGCGTGGATGTTTGCGTACAATCCTCTTTTAGCCATGTCTCTCTCTATAATAGTGCGTGACCACTAGCATTTCCACTTACGTAGAGCTAATGCTTTGCGTGTAGGTTTGCCGTTAGGTTTTTTCATTGGTCCTTTTACTCCACTCATGCGAGCACAGAAAGAACGCTTACGTGCACCGCCTCCGGGCTGTGGTGCTTTAAGGTTAGAGCCGGTAGCAGCATTGTACTTTTTTCTACCAGCAGCTGTCAGCCCACCAGAACGGGACTTGTGCTTTCCCATTTTGAGACTGACATTCTTTTTCTTTACTGCCATTATGCTATTTTTAATTTAGATCTTTGTTTCTTCTGAGCTAACGGAACATACAGTCCGTGTATATCTGGGTCATACATACCGTCATTGAGCATGCCATCAGGCGTGTTAATAAGAGCATCTCCATTATCATCTACGAAGAAACCTTTTTCGGTTACACGTCCTATACCAGAACTGTCTGTAAATGTAGCTATCTTAAGATCTTTTCGAGTAGCCTTTTTAGGTTTCGTTGACATTGTTGTTTGACCTCTTTTTCATTTTAGCTAACTTGTTAGGTGTTGGAACATAAGGTCCGCCGGGTGCTGGCTTGTATGGTTCGTAAGGAGAGTGTCCGCCCTCCTCCTTTTTCTTTCCCTTAGCGTATGGTTTGTTCATTTCTTTTTCTTCTTACTATTTTTCATGATTGCAGCCGCAACTTTTGGTGGCAGCTTTGCGAGCTTTGGGTTTACTTTCTTCTTCCCCTTAGCTGGTGGTCTACCTTTCTTGCTTCCGTATGTACCTTTACCTGCTGGCATGTGATTTCTCCTAAAATGTTAAGTTGTCTGATCGTTCAAGTTTTTCGATAACGTCTTGCCTATAAGCTGGGTCGCTATCATACCTTCGGTCACTCATTGCTTGGACAAGTTCCGCTTGACTACGAAACGTATCTTCTGCTGATCGTGGTGCTTTACCTGTATACATTTTACCTTCTGTTCCGTTTGCTGCATCGTACTGTGACTTTAATCCAGACACAGCTAATTTAATAGCATCAATGCTTCCACTATTAACTATGTTATCAAAAGCCTCAATAGATTTTGCATCTAAATTTTGACCAGCCCATTGTACCATATTAGTGTAGACCTGTTCTCCACCAGCAAAGTTTCTAACTTCAGCTATCTGGTTTTCAGTTACGTCATCCACTTGAGAAGGTGGCTGTGCTTGCCAGTCAGGACTTTGTGTTACTTCTAAGTAAGCATTAACAAGGTCTTGGCTAGACATACCTTGAAACTTTTGTAAAGTCTCAGGTGAAAGCTTACCTTCGTTAGCATAGTACTCATCAGATGCAGCTGTAATTACTGAAGCATGATCTGATAGAGGAGTCTCTGGCTCGTCTTTAGCTTCTGGTTCTGGTTCTGCCTGCTCGGGTTCTGTTTTGTCTCCAAGCTTTTGCTCTAGTTCTTTGTAAGCTTTTTCTAACTCTTCAGCTGATTTATATTTACCAGCTAGTAGTTGTTCTTGCTCCTCGACCATCTTCTCACCAACAGCCAGAGAGTCTTGCTCGTCTGGCGTTAGGTTATCGGTGAGGGTTTCTGTAGGTACTGATGTATCTACTGTAAATGTTTGTTCTTCTGCTGCCATTCTATTCCATTGGTGGTTCGTCTGTTGGAGCTCCTCCAGCTGCTCCCATTATACCTTCAGCTACTGCTGATGCCTGCTCTGCTAGATCTGGGTTCTTGCTTGGGTCCATAATAGGTGTGCCTGCAAGCTGACCTGTCTGATCAATGAGTGACTTCTGAGCTTGTTGCTGTTGTAACTGAGCCATTTCTTGTTGCATTTGTTCTTGTGTCTTGATTAGATTTAATACATCTATACCTTGTGCTGCTGCTAGTCTGGAGACTGCCTCAGTTGGATTGATATATCTTGCAAGAGCTTCTGGTCCAAGTGTTTGTGCTACTGTTGCTAGGAATCTAGTCAGACTTTCATTGTCTTGACCTCTTCCTAATGAATTAATACCAGCTACTATCTTAGGTCTGACGACATCTTTAGGTAGTCTTGGTATCTGGTTTGATCTCTGTAGAATTAACAGAGTTCTGTTGAGGTAGGGTACTAAAAACTCTACCGTTAGTAAGCTGAACAGTCCGCCGAGGGATTGCTCTAGCTCTAGTTGTGTGAGGCGTACCTCTTCAGCTGTAACTCTCTCTGCATTTCTTACATTCATAACTAAGAAAGCTTCGAGTATTCTTTTTTCTATTTGTGCTGACAACTGTGCAGCTGTAGCAAAGTCCGCCGTCTTACCGACTTGCACGACTCCTACATCTTCTGGTCTACCCTGTATGATAGCTCCGTTACCAGCTTTGGCTAGGGTTTGTGGCTTGGTAGTTGATGACGGTGATACAAGAAAAATAACTTTACTTGCCACGCTTGCACCTTCTACAAGAGCTTGAGCTAATCCATTAAGACTACGTAAGTCTCCAATAAATTCTTCTACTCTACCTCTTCCGTAGTCCTCTCCGTCTACTGTATTGAATCGAAGCACTAACCATGGTGAGGCGTTTTTAGGAGCTGTACTGCGGCTACCCTCGAGGATCATATTGTCCACTTCTTGATGCCATGTCCAACGTCCACTACTCTCATCCATCTTAACACAGGTGTATACCTCAGCGTCGTCTTCTACTGGACCTTCGTGACTACTATTTGGTCCTTGCTCCTCGGGAGGTTTAGCTATCCCTAGAACTTTTCTGTCAATTAATTCTTTAGTAACTATCTCTATGACATTACCATTACCGTCTCTGTTTACCACGTATCTTGGTAGTGGATAGTGTTTTAAACCATCCTTACCCATAAAGATAAGTGCATTACCACCAACGATCAGGTGTTTTAATGCTTGGTGTACAACCACTCTATCATTAGATGCAGCTATGAAATCCATTATCAATCTCTCTATTTTTGAGAATGATAAGTCTAACTCAGTACGCATCTGAGGGTCTAGTGTTTCTCCAAGTTTATCGTCTCGTACTTGTAGCTTAAAAAAGCTAGTCTGTGGAGGTAGTGTAGCCAGCATAAGCTTGGCTGCTAGAGTAACAACAGCTTTAGCACCAACGGACTGCCATGGTTGTAGCAGTGTACGCTTGCCTTTAAAGTTATCGTCTCTTTGAATAAGGTAAGGTAAGGTAAGTTCAGAGCACTCAACTGCCATGTCTAGAAACTGTGTTCTACCTGATGATAGTTGATCGTATCTTATACTTGCCTTATACATTTATTCCTCCAGTACCAGCCCCACCAGTTGTTCCGGGGTTTAAGTTTATTTTAAGAGCATCTGTACCAGTCTTCTTGGCTGTTCCTCTTGGAGCAGTCTTTGCTGTTGTACCATACTCTACTCCGGCTACCTCGTCAGGATCTACTAGCTCTTTCTTACTAGGTAGTCTGCTCTTCTGCACTACATCAGGATTCCTTGGTTGAATAGGAGTTGGTGTAGGCATTGGCGTCGGGCTTGATCTAAATAGACACATTATCTTCGTTTAAAATAGATTTTATATATTGTACCACTTCCTGTTGTCCAGAGCGGTACATAATGGAGGCTAAATCCTCCTTGGGGTGGACTGGATACCAAGCGAACTTGGATTCTAAATCCTCTACCAGTTTCTCTAGTTTTTCTGAATGAAAACTAAGCGTACTGGGGTAGGTTTGTGTTTGCATGTTCAAAGAACGCTGGCATACGAGCTGCTTTTGTGTCAGAAAACTGTGGGGCTTTGCCCTGATACATTAACTGATCGCTCGCTTCCAGCCAAAATTTTTTGCTTAAATATTTAT